GGGGTGCTTCTTCAACGCTTTATCGAGTAGCGTTTTACCGATGCCCTCGCCGCGCTTGCTTTCCTCGACCACAAAATCGACGACGGATTGCCCGCGCGGAGAAAACTTTGTGTCTTTGTATTGAATGTCAATATATCCCCCCTCGACTTGTATTACCTCGCCCTTGTCGCCGGCGAGCGACGCCCGGCGTTTCGGGGCCGGCTTGGGCTTGGTCGCTTTCTTTTTCTTGGGCTTGGGCGGCTGTATGACAACGGGCTTGTCGATATTGTCGGCGGGCGTGAGGCCCGGCCCGGCGCCCGGCGTCGAGGTAAAGGCCTCGTCGTTGCGCTTGGCGTCGACGGCGGCCTCGGCGGCCTCGAATTCGTCGCGCTCGCTTGGCAACACGACGGCGGTATAATGCCGGCAATTAGGATGGTATAAGCCCTCGGCAATGGCTTGGGAAATCGTAGGCAAGCCCGGCGTCGCCCCGGTCATGCTCACGAGCTTGCCGGCCCATTTCCTGCAAGCCTCGTGCGAGGTCGGTATTACGTTGCCCTCGATAACGTGTACGTCATAGCCGGCTTGCGTCGTGGTCTCGGCGTAGGTGTCGCGCGATACGTTGAGCGTTATCGTCTTGGTTAGCATCTTGAAATAATTGTTGCTTTTCCACTTGCGGCCGGCGACGTCGATAAACTGAAAGCCGGGCGTTTCTTTTGCGACGCGGGAAAGCATTTCTTTCTGCATTTCGCGCAACGTCATGCCCGTCGCGGCGCCGAGGCGTTGGACCTCGACATAATTTGAGCGCAAGAAATTTATATCGGCCTCAAGCATGCCGCCGAGCCGGGGGGCCAACTTGCCGGCATTGACGGCGGCGACGCTCGCGGAGCTTGAGGGGTGTACGCGGGCAATGGTGTCGTCGAGAAATCCCTTGTCGAATTGAGCCCAAGTCAAGGCGTCGGCGCCGCCCGGCAAGTCGTCAATCGCGAGCTCATGCCATTGCCGGGCGACGTTGCGGGCCTCGCGTCGAGTCCATAGGTCGACGCCGCCTTGTAGCTTGACGTACTCGTTTCGCACTTGGCGGTAGGCGGCGTCTCGCACGTTGGCGGCGGCCATGAAATCGCCGCGGGCGGCGGCCCTTAAAATCGTGCGCTCGATTCTATCGCGTGAGCGCAAGAGAAGTCGGCGCATTGTCGCGGCCGACGCCGCGGCTTGGCGCTCGAGTAGCGTTGCGCGAAATTGCTTGCCGGCGGCCGGCACGGCCTCAACCCCTTACAATTTTATGCGTTGCAATCCTAAGCCATTGCAAGGCCGAGGGGGCGATATCGGGCTCGGTACGGGCCTCGCGTCGGGCCTTGCTTTTACGGCCCCGAGGTATCGCCAATTGATCGGTCGCGGTTGTCGGCCAAACCTCTCGTAATGCAATCCAATATGCTTGCTCGTAAACGGCGAAGTCGTCGCGCTCGAGCTCGTCGGCGTCGTCGGGGTCGGTGGGGTCGGCGAGGATTCGGCCTTGGGTAAGCTGCAACTCGTCGCGGGCTTGGGCTATCAAATGCCCCCGCAAACCGTCGTCAATTGTTTTCCAACCCTTGCCCCCGGTCTCGTACCGGGCCGGCCGCCGTGTGCGAAAATAGGCGTCGGCGGCGTCGACTGTGACGGTGAGGGCCATTTACTCGGCGGCTCGGGCCTCGCTGATAGCGGCAACGAGCTCGGCCTTGTTGAGCCCGGCCGTTGATACCTCGAGCGTTTCCTTGATGATTACGCCGCGAAGTTGCGCGACGGTTAGCTTGGCGAGGTCGTCGTTACCGGGGCCGTCGTCGGGTTTCAATATAGGGGCGCGGTCTCGCGCGTGAGCCGGCACGGCGGCGCCCTTTTTCCAACCCTCGGCAATCCAAGCCTCGAGGTCGTCGGGGTTTATATTCGCCGATATTCCGTCTCTCGTGACACTTATTCGAGGGCCTTTCGACATAGTTTCGCCCTTTCGGTTTTTGGTGAGAGGCCCCGGCCGGCGCCCCACGAGGGCCCCCGGCCGAGGTCGACTCGACTCAATTTCTTATCCCTGCACGACGCAACCGCACTCGGGCACGATTACCTTGCCGCCCACAAAGACGTCAAAGAGCACGAATTCGGCGTCGCCGTCAACGCTGTCGTTAATACTCGACTCAAACGTAACGCGCATGGGTACGCCGTTGTAACGGTCGACGGCCGAGGGGTTGCCGAGTTGTGGTTCTGGCGGTATAAGCGCGCGGGCAACTCCGTTGGGGTGGAAAAATACGTTTTCCTTTGCCGCGGCCTTAAAGGTAAGGGCGTCGTTGTCGTCGGCCTGAATAAGCAAGGCCGGCGTTATTACAATGTCGCACTCATTACTCGCGAGCGTCGCGTCGGCGGTGATCGTGTAGACCTGAGTATCGCCGGCAATGGTAAATCGCGTACCGGCGCCGATTGTGCCCGTTGCGGCCGTGAAGCCGTCAACGTGTATTGTCGTCTGCCCAATAGCCTCATGCGAGGCGTTGTCGATTAACACGGTGCCCGCCGTGTCACCAATGGCAATCGCGGTCGCGCTTTGGTGCGGCCACATGCCGGCGAGGCCCAAGACCGGGCTCATAACGCCGGCGCGCATGCCCGAGGTTGCCTCGACGCCGTAGTCGGTCGACTGAAATTGCGCGAGATTAAACAAGGCCTCGGCCGAGTCAGGGGTTACGAGGCCAACGCGGCCGCCCTGTGGGCACTTATTCTCAAACATGGTTTTCCATGCCGCCGACAAGTGCGCAAACGTCGAGATTTCGTTGCCGTCGGTGCCGACGAGGTTTTCTGCAAACCCCGGCGCCAATACGTCGTGCACGAGGTACAAGTCGATATCCTCGGCAATGGCAAGCATGGCCGGGCGCGTAACTTGTAGCGTGAAGTCGTCGATTGAAAACGTGCGCTCGCTCGCTGTCAAACGGTGTTTCACATAAGCCCGATGCTCGAGCGTCACGGTTACCTTGGCCTCGGTCAAATCCGAGGTTGTGAAAGCGCCGGTCGTGTGCCGGTTGGCCGTCATAACCGGGCGCTTTTTAACTTGTACGCTTTCGCCGACCTTGCTTGCGAAAGCCTGTTCGACCTCGTCGGGAATGAGAGAGGCCGCGCGCAAGGCGTTGCTCAACTCAATAGCGGCGTCACGGGCTACTAGGCTCGTTTGCTGGAATACGTTTGCCATTGTCTTAGTGCTCCTGTTTTTCTATTAAGCCAAGGCCCGGCCGTCGCTCTTACGCTGAACCCGCAAGAAACTTTTGCCTTTCCTCGGCTGATTGGTCGGCGACGGCTCTTTTTCCGTCGCCGTTATTCTTGGCGCCGTCGCCGGCGTCGCCGTGAGAGCCTGAGCCCCCCGGTACGTCGGCAATCAAAAGCGCATTGTGCGTATCTGTAAACGATTTCGTGGCGGCGTCAATGGCGGCGTTATCATCAAGGTCTATGTCTGCAATATAGCCCGCGAGCTCGCGTCGGCCCATGCCGTCGGGTAAGTCGGTCTTAAACTTAAACCCGGCGACAAGCGCGTCAATTCCGCGCTCGCGGCGTTGCGTCTTGAGCTCGTGCGCGCGGTTGTCGGCCTCGGCCTTGGCCGTTGCCAAATCCGATTGGGCTTTTTCAAGCGCGGCGGTGAGCTTTTCGGTATCGCTAAGACCCGAGGTTTTTAGCTCGGCGAGCTCGCTTTCGACAACGGCAAGCTTTTCGCCGGCCGTTTTCTTTTCCTCGAGTATGCGAGACGTTGCGGCTTTTGCCTCTTTCAATACGGCCTCGTGCGCGGGCTCGGCCTCGGCCTTTACGGCGTCGGCGACGGCCTTTGCGGCGCTCTTGGCCTTATCCTCGGGCATTCCGAAGTCGACTAGTAGCTTGATTATGCTTTCCATTTTTCGCCTTTCTACAACGCCGGGCTCACGGTGCCGGCAAACCTATCGCCGCGTCAACGGTGCGGCAAACCGATCAACCCCGTAGGCCGGGGCCGTGCCTGATATCCTCTTATGCGCCTTCGGCGCCCTCGTCGTCAACCATTAAGTCGAATTCGGCCGAGGGCTCAAAGACGGCAATTGCGTCGGCAATCTCTTGCTCGAGCTCGGGCGTGACAGCATTGCCGGCCGCGCGCTTGATGCCCTCGAATAGTTGCGAAAGAGTAAACCTTTGCATTTCCGCGGGCATGCTCACGTTGAGCGCCTTGGTCAAAGGCTCTATAATCTCGCTCGCGCTTTGTATCTTGTAGTCTCGGGCGTAAAGCGCTTGCCAAGGCGTTAGGCTCGTATCCCATGCCGCCGTGATAGAGGCCGCCGCGCGCTCGGTATCCTCGAGGCGCCCGGCTCGCTCGCTCATTACTTGCGCAACCTCGTTGTGGTCGAAAGCGCGCGACTCGCCCGAGGCGACGGCGCGGGTTTCCTGCATTACCATGAGGCCAATGCTATCAAATAATTCCTTGCGCAAGCGCTTGAGCTCCTCGCCCATTGAGCCCGTTGCCGCGGCGTCGGGCATGATATAGCCCGGCGTTGGGTCGTCGGGGCCAAGCAAAATCGGGTAGTTGTAACCCATTACCATAGAAACCGCTTTCTCGGCGTCGACTTGGAAATTTTGCTTTACCATGTCAATAACCGACGCCGGCAAATAGGGTTGCGGGAATACGGTATTAAAAAAGTTTTGCCGATTGCAACTCTCGAGGTCAAGTATAGTGCGGCTCACGCTTTCGCAAGAGTCGAACCAGTGCGGCTCGGCCGATATCTCGCCGGCCAAGACCCAAGGGACCGGGTGCGCCGGGTTGGAATAGGTCAAGGGCACGGTTTCTTGGCTCACGATTTTGCCCTCTTTGGCGGTGCCGGCGTCGCCGTATCGGTATCGAGTAACCTTGCCGTCGCGCCATAGCTCGCGGTATTTGTAGCTCACGGCGGGCGCGAGGGGGTCGGCGGCCTCGTATGCCGTGTCCTCATACAAAACCCATTGCACGACGCCGGCGGCGTCAATAAACCAATCGACGACCTTTAGCGGCGAGACAATTTGCCAATACGGCCGCAACTTGAGTCGGGCCTTGTCTGATCTTGAGAATTCTTTGCCGGCGTCGGTGCGGGGCGCGTCGATTCTTACCCAAGCCCAACGCGCAACCGTCAAATATGCGTTGAGCTTTTTCATTAACTCGTCGAGACAACGGCCTTGGCGGTCGGCGTCGCAAGAAAACTCGGCGTCGATACCGGCGCGCTTGGGCACGGTGCCGAAAACGTACTGGTTTATTTTATCAACGATTCGAGAAAGGTACGGCAGGCAATGAGCTTGTTGTTGCCGCCCGGTAACGGCCGAGCCCGAGTTGCCGCGGTTGCCGCCTTGCCAATCAACCGAATCCTCGCCGGCGAAACGTGAAAGCCGGGCGTCAATGTAAGGCGTGCCGCCTTTCCAGCCTAAGAGGTTAATTGAGATTTGGGCGCCTCGGGCCTCGAGTACCTCGTGCCGGCGGTCGGCAATAATATCGCGTTGGGTTTTCGGCATGTTTAACTCATGACGGCAATACCGGCCCCGGCGCGGCCGTGCTCATGGTATACGATTGCGGCGGCGTCGCAAAAGTCGTCGTGTTTACCGTCGGGAAATGTCCTGAAATGGCTTTCAAATAGGCTCATATATTCGCCCTCGATAACGTGCACGTTGCCGGCGTCGAAAATGGGCTCGAGGTCGGCGAGTTTCGCCGACTTGTCTCCCGGCAAATTAGACTTATGCACAATTGCGCGGCCCGTCAATAACCTTTTGAGCTTGGTATAGGTGTCTTTGTAGGCGCCAAAGGCCTCGACGTATTGCCTGACGCCCGGCCCGTCGGCCTCGACGGTCTGCAAAATCAAGGCGTCTCGCTCGGGGGCCTCGGCTTGGCAGTACACGAAATCCCTAAGCCATAGGTGCGGCAACTCGACGACAACCTTTGCCCCGGTCTCGTCTTTCACGGTCTCGAGCTCGTGCGTTACGCAACCCAAGGCGCCTACGGTAAAGTCGGGGTCGTCTTTGTCGCGCTCTTTCGCCGAGCTCGCCAAATCCCAAGCCCTAACGTATACGCCGGCCGGGAATTTCTTTGCCGTCGCGTGCCGTTTTATGGCGTCGACGTTAAACCGGTTGCCGCCCTCGGCGACGGGCTCGCAATCCAAGAGGCCCGTTGCCCACTTTTTTAGCGTCGCGTATTGCCCTCGATACCAATCGACCGAATAACGAGCCTCAAAGAGATACTCGTACCGGCCGTCGAGGCGCCGGCGGGCCGGGTATTTGTACGACACGAATTGAGGAAAGTCGGGATTGGCGTGTTGCGCGGCCTTGGCGCGGCCCCTGATGTCGTCGATATTCCAAGGCGTTGCGCACAAGATCGTAATAGAGGGGTCGGCGCGGCGCGTCAAAAAGTCGTTGGTGAAAGAGTCCCACGTTTTCTGCCGGTATGTTTCCGAGCGGGCCTCGGCGCGGCTCTTGCAATAGTCGTCGCAAACTCCCAAGTGATAGCCGCGGCCGGTGATCGTGCCGCCGAGGCCCGAGGCGAATACGCGCCCGGTCGAGTCTCTTATGCCCCACTCGTCAACCCGATTCTCGCCGTCGGCAATCCTGATTGCGGGGAATAGCTCGCGATATGCCCGGCTCTCAATAATGCGCTTTTCATCTTTCGAGAAACCTTGCACGAGGTCGGCGCCGTATCCGGTGACCATGACGTCGGGGTGCCGGGCGTGTGCGCGCGCCAAAAAGTAGGGCTCGAGGTATCGAGATACGAGGTCGCTTTTGCCGTGCCGAATCGGAACCGCAATCTCGAGGAAAGACGAGACGCCGGCGAGGTAGGCGTCAATGGCGTCGTCAATGGCGTCGGCTATTTCTTGAGTATGCCGGCCGACGGCAAAGGCCCAAGGCTTTTGCCAAACGTACTCTATAAAAGCGAGGTATCGGCCGCGGGCCTCACGGCGCGCGAGTAGTGCCGCGGCGGCGTCTTTCGGTGTCAATGTCTCGGGCGAGGTCGTCATATTGAATTGATAGGACTCGGCGGGCGAGCATGGCGAGGGCAACGCCGGCGCATTGGTTTTTGCCGGCTAAGTGCTCGACGAGGTCTCGCCGGGCCGGGAATACGTCGCGACACGATGGGCACCAAAAGGGCATAGCGGCGGCTTAGGCTCGGGTTCTCGATTTTTACTTGCCGCCCCTTGCGATTTTCTCGAGCACGGCGTCGCTCAAGGGTTCGGCGTCGTCGTGGTCGGTGCCAATGCGTAGGCGCCGGGGCGCGTGGTCGCCGTACATTTCGTTGAGCTCACGAATAGCGCCGACGGGGTCTCTCACCTTGATTCTATGCTTTTTGCTCGAGTGAACGCGGCCCTTGCCGTCGTCGCTCATGCTCTCGTCTTTCGCAACCTCTTGCAATTCGGGGCCGGCCGCGCGCACGGCGTTGGGGTCGAGGTCGAGCTCGTTGCCCTCGTCAAAGAAGTTTCCAAGGCGGCCGCGGGCAATGTCCGACAGTATCTCGGCGCGCTCGTCAAAGGTCATTATTGCCTCGCTCGAGCGCCCGGCCCGGTGTGCGGCAACGACGACTTGAACGTCAATCATTGTCAAGAGTTGCGAGCCTTGGGTGCGCGCGGTCTTTTTCGAGTAGCCGGCGCGGATGGCGGCTTGCGCGGCGTTGCAATCGAAAACGTATTGCTCGCAAAATAGGCGGCGCTTGGGGTTGAGCCTCGACCAAGCCTTTGCGGCGCCGGCCGGGTCGTCGCAACCGGGGAATTCTGGCGCGGCCTTGGCCGGGACTGTCGCGCTTTTGAGCGAGTTCAAAAAGGCGACGGTATCAACCTTTTTATCGTGGCCTATCTTGAGGCTCATGCTCTCAATCTGCGTTTTTATTGCGCCCTCTGATATAGGTTTGCGGCCCTCGAGGCCGGCGACGATAGCGGCAAGCTCGGCAACGGTGGCACGCTTGGGCACTCGTGTCTTTTTAGGGCTCATAGTCAACCTCGGGCTCGGGTGTGGGGGCGTGCGATTCTTCAGCCAGTTGTAGAAACTGCTTTTGTGCCGGTGAGCTTCCGCGCTTGGCCATGTCCGAGATAGACTTGCGGACCTCGGCCTGCGCACGGAGTCGGCCGCGCCGGTAGGCAAGCGCGGAGTCGGCCGCGCCGGCAATGGCTTGGTCGGGTAATTGTAATATTACCTCGATTTCCTCGCGCGTAAATTGCAGCTCGGCCATTTCTTCAATCTCGGTCAATATCGCGGCTTTCATGGTTTTGTTTCGGCGGCAAAGGGGCTCGCTTTTTCAATCTCGCGGTTGAGCCAATCCAAGTGGAAGTCGGCCGTGCTCCGAAACGTCGAAATCGCGCCGGCCTCGATTCTTGGGTTATTTGTGAAGTTTGCCGAGCCGACGATTGAAACGGCCATTTTGTGATTTGTGATAATACACACCTTGGCATGGCATGAGGCGAGGCGCAACTTGGCGCAATTCTCGCGTGCGAGGTCGAGGGCCTCGGGCGTGCGTACTTTTACGCGCCAATCGAGCAAAAGCGAAAGCGACAAAATGCGGCCCGCGTGAAGCATGGTCATAATCTGCTCTGCGGCGGGTTGACTCATGCTCCAAGTAGCGGCGGTGATTTCGGCGGGTCCTATTTGCGTTAGAATATGGTCAATGAGATTGTGCGTACTCCATTGCGAGCACGATACAAAGTGCATTTCTTGGTCCTTCTCGAGCTCTCCTATTGCGTCGGTGAGTGAGGCCTGAACCTTTGACAGCTTGGTTTCGGGCTCAGCTTGGTTTCGGGCGGCCGTTTTCTGTTTCTGGCCGTCTGGCAATTGCGTCTTGAGATCGCCGACGGCAAAAAGTGACTGTGTTTTTTCGTGTTTCATTTTTCGGCGCCTTTGTCAATTATCGTCGGTATCGTCGGGCGGGTCAAGTATGACGAGCTCGGGGGCCCGGTGAGAAAGGGCGAGCAAAGGGCGAAAACGGTATTAACGTGATCGTGCGCGCCCTTGAGCTCGGCGTGCCCAACGGCCGAGGCCATAACGACGCGAGAGAGAGACCAACGCGCGAGGCCAAGCCAAAGCCGATTGACGCGGTCGCGGCGCCGAGTCGTGCCGGCGGCGTCGGGCTTGCCCAAGACTTGCCGCACGAGGCCCGCAAGCTCGCTCTCGGTGCCGCGGTTGAGCCAATCCTGCAAGAGCGCATGCCGGCCCTTGCTCGGGGCCTTGACCCAAACCCGGCGCAAGGCGCCGAGGGCGCGGGCTTTCGCGGCCTTGGATACGCCGGCGCCGGCCTCTTGCTCGATTGCGGCTCGCATTGTTTCGCGCGCGCTCATTTGTCGAAAGGCTCGGTTGCGCGCATTTCCTCGCGCTCGCGCCAAGAGCCCTCTACCGGGTCGAGGCGCTCGGCGCTCATGCTGGCATTTCTCGGCGCCGTAAATAGGCGCCGGCATTGGCCGGCGCCGCATGATTTATATTCGCCGAGCCGGCCGCATGTCGGGCACGGCGCCGAGTTTAGCCCGGCGTATCGTGCGCGCCGCGAGGGCCTCGGGGCCTCACCGAGTTTATATTTTGGCGTGCTCATGGTCTGTACTCCCTTTCGTTGCTCGGCACAATGCGCCGAGTTGTTTCGGTTTCGCCGGGCACTTGCCGCGACGGTCGAGTTAGAATCAGCACGCCCGGCCCGTATGCGGCCCATAGCCTCACTATATCTTTTAGCCGGGGGTCGCGCCCGGTGTTGAAATCCTCAAACACGAGGGCGCCGTCGGTGTCGAGGTATGAAAAGTCGGCGGTATAGGGCACGCCGGCGTCGCTCAACTTTAGCCGGGGGTGAAGCTCGAGGCCTGATATTGCGCGCGCGGCCTCGCAAAACTCGAGCGCCCGGCAACGGTCGGCGGCCTCGGTCGTCGGCCAAACGTGCCCGCCGGCTCGGTGTTGCGGGGCCGGTGTCTTGTTGCGGCGGCTCATTTCGTTGCCTTTTCCTGTCGCCAATTTACGATGCTCTCCACATCCTTGACCCAATCCTCGCCGTATTTCTTGCGAGCCTTGGCGATATTGGCGACGTAACGGCCGCGCGCTCGTGTTTGTTCTGCAAGGGCCTCGCCGTTTAGCCCGGCCGCGGTCAAGGCCAATGGCACTAGGATCTCTACGGCGTTGCTTTTGGCGGCCTCGGCGGCCTCGGCCTCGGCGTCGGCGTGACGTAGTTGCCGGGCCGTTTTTGTTTTGTTGAGCTCGGGGCCGAGCTTGCGGGCGCGGTCGACCTCGCCCGGCCAATTGTTTAGCAGGGTCTCGACCGAGCGGCGGCGCATGTCGTCGGCTTTGTCTATTTGGGCCGTGTAATAGTCGTTTAGGGTTTCGACCTCGTCGCCGTCGAGGGGTTGTAGTTGCGCCAAAGCCTCGGCCTCGGCCAAGGTCCAACGGGTCGAGGCCTTACGTCCAAACCACGAGCCAAGGCGTTTCATGTCGTCGGTATTGACCTCGACTCTAGCCCGTTTCTTTTCCTCTTTCGTCAATCCCTTACCGGCGCGGCCGGCGGCCGCAATACTCTTTTTCTGTATAGCTGGAATAGGAATAGGAATAGGAATAGAAAGGGGTTGCAAAATCGGTGCATTTGCATTGCAATTGCTGTCTAGGCCTTTCTCGCCTTTTCCTTTATTCCATCGTGCTTTTGCGGCCTCGACTCGTGCGGCGCTCGTGCGGCGTTGCTTTTCGGCCTCTTTTCGTAGGCCCTTTGATACGATACTCTTTTGAGATTTCGCACGCCCGGCGCGCAAGGCAAAAAGAGGGGCCTCGGGGTCTTGTATTTCGGCCCGCGCCGCCCTCAAGGCCTCGGGCGTGAATTGGTTATGCGTCGCCCGGCGCCAAGCTGATTCGGTGTCGGGCATTGAGTATTGGCTTGGAGTGTGCGCCCATAGATGGCACAGCACGAGCCAATAAGCTTTGAAAGCGGGCGGCGTCAAGTGTGCCGAGCCCGCGACGGCCTTCTCGGGGTAAAACATAAAACCCGGTGCGCGATTTTTACTCATGACAGAAACTCCCTTTCGTTAAGACGAGCACGCCGAGGGGTCGCCGGGGAGTAAGCACGGCCGCCCTTTCGGGCGCCTCGGCGCGCTCAATTGTTGAGGATGATCTAATTCGAGGCCGAGGTCAAGTCGGCGGGCGCCTTTTTCTTGAGGGTTATCTTTCCGTCGCGGGCCGATTTCGTGAGGGCGCCGGCGCTATCGAGAATTCGGACAATGAATTCCTTAGAATCTTTCTTGCTCATGCCCTCGAGAGATTCGGCGCCGGCTTGGGCCGCCGCTATAATTTTAGGCAACGAGGGCTTGGTGCACGAGTCAAAGGCGTCGGCGTCTATCCAACCTTGCACGGCGACGGCAACCTCGCGGCATGCCGGCGTCGTCGTAGGCGTTGCGACTGTAAAGTCGTCGCCCATTTTCAAGCCCTCGACCGATAGCCGGCCGAATGTTTTTAGATATTCCTTGAGCCGGTCGCGATACTTTGCCGCGGCTTTCTCGGCGACGAGCACGAGCTCGAATTGCGCGCAAATGCTCTCGGCGGCGCCGGGCGGCAAAACGATGCTCTCGGCGGCGTCGTGCATTTGCATGAGCTCGACAATCTCGACGTCGTCGAGGTCTGCAAGGGCCTTGATTGTATCGAGGCTCTCGGGGCAACGCCGACAATGGGCGAGGGCGCGGCAATACTGGCAAGCCTCGGGGTCGGGCGTGCGCCGGGCCTCGAGGTCGAGCGCACGCTCGACGACGGCCTCAATACGGGCCTCGGCATGGGCCAAGGCCCCGGCGTCGTACTCCGCAAAGGTGTGGCGCTCGTCGGCGTCGTTGCCGGCGACGACAAAGTGTACGAAAACGCTGTCGAGGCCGGCGGCCTTGGCAACGAGTAGGCCGTAGGCTTGGCCTTGTATATTTACCTCGGCCGTTGCGACGTTGAGAAACCCGGTCTTGTAGTCGACGACATGCACGGTGCCGTCGCCGCAAGTTAGCACGACGTCGCAATGCCCCGAGAGCACGACGTCGCCGGCAAGAACCTCGGCCTCGAGCCCAATCTCGACGTCGACCGAGGCAATGCCGCCGCGGTCGTTGCCGATACGCACGACGACGCCCGCAAACCAATGCGAAACAAAGCCCTCGCGCTCGTTGGCCTCGTTGGCAACGCAAGCGTCGTCGATAAATGCCGCGGGCTCAATTACGACGGCGCCGAGCCCGGCCTTGTCGTTGTCGCGGGCGTATTCAAGCGCCGCCGGCATGGCCTCGGCGAGGATCAAGTGTACCTTGTCGCCGCTCTTTGAGACCTCGCTCGAGTTATCGGGCAAGTCGACCTCGGCGCGTAGTGAGCCGGGGCACAATTCCAAGCGCGGCAATGAGCTCGCGCGGATTTTGATTAAGTCAGACATGATCTACTCCCTTTTGTTGGCGCCGGGGCCATGCGCCCCGGCGCCTTGGTGTTGTAACAAGCGCCTAGTCGGTCGGCAAGCCATCGTCGGCCGGGTCTGCAATGGCGGCGCCGTTTTCATCGACAACGGGCGCCGGGCTCTCGCCCTTGTAGAAAGGGCTCGAGGGGTCGGTGCTGGCATAGGCGGCGGCGCCGCTCGTGCTTGTGGTCTCGGTCTTGCCGGGCTCGGGGGCGTCGTCGTCGATATTCTCGGGGGCAACGATATCGCGCGCGGCCGTAATGGCCTCAATTAGCGCCGGCCTGAGCACGCTCGCGGTCTCGATATCATGCCAACGCGCGACCTTGACGAGCTCGTTGCGCTTGAGCTTGCTCAAGCCCTCGCCGGCAAAGGGCTCGGGGCCTTGGGCCGCGGCCTCGGCGTCGGTCTCGAGGGCCTTGTCGATTAAAGCCTTGCGCTTGGGGTCAAGCGGCGCGGCCTCGGGCGCGGCGGCCTCTATGACTTTGGGGGCTTGGCCTTGCCCGGCCGGCTTTCTCTCGGTGCCGCCGGGGCTCGTGAGGGGCCGCGCGGTTTCGGGTATGTCTTGCATTTCCTCAACGGTGCGCATGCCCTTGAGTACGTCGCCAAAGAAGTCGCGCAAGAGAAAGCCGCGGGCTCTCCATTTCAGCATACGCCGGGGGTATTCGGTCCAAGGGCCTTGCTTGCCCCAAAGTTTCGCGCGCTTGGCGTCGGCGACGGTGAACGTTTCCGAGGCCTCGCCAAAGTCTTTGCGCGTACACGAGGCTCTCATGCCCCAAGCGTCGCCGGCGGCCTCGGTCTCGATCTCGGTCTCGGCGTAGGCCTCGAGCAAGCCCGAGCCCCGCACCAACGCGAGGGCGGCGTCGCCAAAGAGGCCGGGGCGCCCATTAATAACGGCGATATTCTGCAATGCCGCCATTGGCGGCAAGCCCAACTCGAAACCGAGTTGCATTGCCGTAAGTATGGCCTCGGGGGTTTGTATGCCCTTGGGCGCAAGCCCGCTCTTGGCGATACACGTTGCTAATCTGAAGGCTTGGTCGAGGGTCTCGACTTGTAAGCCCTTGCCGCCAACGGCGACGCTTAGGATTTCGTTGCCACTTGTGGGCACAATCGCGCCCGTGTTTTCTTGGGTATTCATTATGCTACTCCCTTTTGTTGTGCCCCGGCCCGTCGCCGAGGCTTGAATTAACTATGCGCCGGCATGTCGCCGGGCGCAATCTTTTTTTTCGCTCATTCGCAAAGACTATGGGCGCCGCTTAATTTCGAGGGGGCGACAGGCTCGAGAATATCCTCGATCTTGAATTTGTCGCCGAGGGCCTTGTCAATTGTCGTCGTTTCCGTACTCGTGCCGAGGAGCTCGTTGCCGGGCGCCAAGTAAACGGCCGCGGGCACGGCCTCGCCGTCTACGATAAAGCGCGCGCCGGCGCGCGTGATCCTATACCACCCCCGGCCCTTGTCGGCGGCCGCGGCCAAGAGCCCCCAATGCCCGAGCCTTGGCGCAATGCCCGAGGGCAAGGCGTTGCTACTGCAAAAGCGCTCGACATGCACGGGTCGGGCGGCGTTGGCCTTGTAGGCGAGCGCGAGAAACCGGGCAAAGGTAGACGTTAGGCGACGGGCGTATATTTTAACCAATTTGTTGCAGCATGGGCACACGACGCCGGCGCCTCGGTGTGTCTTTATATATTGACGGCAACGACTCAAGGGCGTTTCGGCGAGGTCGACATGCCCGCGGCCGCGCATGTAATCGGCAAAGCTCGGCCCCTCGCCGACATGGCGCTCGTAGTTATCGGCCCCGGCCCCGCGGGCCTCGAGGTCGGTAAAATCGAGTTGATCGCCGGTCATAGCGACCGGTGTCCTAAAAGCCTATTGCGGGCCTTGAGCTCGGCGACGACGACGCCGACGTAAGAGAGCCCAAGCCGAAACCCAAAGAGCACGCCCAAGGCCAAGAGCAAAAAGCCCTCGCGGCCGGCGCCGTAGGCAAAGGCAATCGCGAGCGCGAGCAAGATTGCCCAAGTCACGAAACGACAAGCGTTTACTATGGCCTCGGCCTTGGCTCGTGCGGCCTCGCCGGGGTTGGTCCGTGCATATAAGGGGCGCATTAGGATAACCCCCCCGCACTCGCCCAACGTCGCCCGCTCAAGACGTCGTGTACGGCGCCGGGGCTTACGTTGTAGGCCCGCGCGTGCTTTGATATCCAACCATAGGGCAAGGCGCCGTCGTTGCGCTCGCGCGCCCCGGCGGCCTTGGCCCGCAATCGCATTACCTTGCGCCGCGTCAACTTGCAGCAACGCCCGTTTTTCTCGCCTTGATTGTGGCTCATTAGTTTACTCCCTTTCTTAGAATCTGAACATCTCGCTCAACGGGCTTTTCTCATCCACTCTCCAGTTCGACACTGGCGACTTACACTTGGGGCATCGCTTGATACTGTCCAACCCCTTGACATCCTTTCGCCACCCGCACTTACTCGTGCACTCGTGTCTGTAGACCCATTCACTTGTCGGTTTGTCTCTCATACCTTGCTCCTCGTGTTGAGCCGGCCCTCGCGTGAGGGCCGGCCGGGTTTAATGGTTACGCAACTCTCCAACCCTTTGCCGTGAGCTCGTCAAGCGTTACCGGTTGGGCGCGCTTGTGCGGGGGGTAATGGCAACGGCCCTCATTAAAGGCGTGCCGCTCAAACCAATACTTGCGGTCGCAACTGTGATAGTCAACCGACGTCGACGGCGTCGCCGTGCCTGTCATACCCTCGGCCTCAAGGTGCACTGTTTCGTTTTCCATTGTCTACTCCCTTTTGGTTTTCGGGCTCGCCTCGAGCCCATCGTTAAAAGTAAGTATACCACATGGGCGAAAGCCTGTCAAGTTTTTCTTTCGCTCGCCTCGGCGTCAAACCCTTTCCCTTGCGGCCCAATCGTCGCCGGCCGTGCGGTCGTCGTCGGGCTCGTCGGCCTCGGGCTCG